TGTCTGTCCACCCAAACTGTCGGTGTGCGTTATCTGCCATCTTCGTATCCTGTAATTTAATAATCCATGCCATTATGTATTTCATCAAATCTTCAACATTCAAGAGAGTGACCCCCTGTTTTGCCAACTCTTTTCTAAACTCGTCGCGGGATGTAACAGCAGTAAGAGGCATCGTAAATTCCCTAACCCCATCCTTGGGCATGTGTAAACGTATTACTACCGCTTCTCCCGTCTCAATATCCATAACCCGTTGAACAACATAAATGTCATTACGATATATTTCCTTCTCTTCTACATCCCCGTCTTTATCTCTTGTACGTACATAGACCCCACCATTCGCTCCCCGCATATAGGGTTTAGGAAACTCAGGTATTTTGTAGGTAGTCGTAGGAGTATTCGGTAGAGAGAAGGCGGGTGCTTCTACTGTAACTATATTATCTTCTTCTGTAGCTTCTTTAATAGATTGACCTATATACAAGGGACTCCGAAACTTACCGTGGTTAGGACATGCTCGGCATAGGTCAGGATTAGATGCTTCAAACGTATTACAGGTGTACCGCTTATCTGAGGTTAAGTTATCCCATTTAGTGTCTGTCTCTTGAGGGTCATACCCATTATAACCTCTAGATATATTATGAGCTTTCTCCCGCGTGCCATCACTACAGGCTTTAAGTATCGACAATACTCCACGCCATGTGGGTTCATTGACTTCACTTGGACTATGTAGAGCATGACTTATCTGTAAACAGCCTTTACCATTCTCTGATTTTTCTAGAATATCCTTGAACTTATACTCTCGGTTATCGAGAGCAGCAAGCATCATTGTATCTGTCCCTTCTATTCTTTTAGAGGGAACTGGTATTAAATCTCCTCCGAGTAACGCGCTGAAATTATCAAAGTCAACAGGAGGTACGGAGGAACTACCAATAAAAGTTACTTCTATCGGTGTGTCTGGTTTGTAATTATGAGTTTGAGGGACACGTAACACACGTGCTGCGTCGGCAGTAACTGAAGGATCTGCTTCAAAGTTATTCTTACTACATAGAGCCTTTAGTCGCTCGGCTACGGGTAACCAATCTGCAAGTCCCACTGCTTCTTTAAGTACCCAATAAACGTGTACTCCGCGACCTGAATTTATAATTGTTGGACGTGGTAATGTGTTAGCTTTACAGAACTCCATCAAAGAGGATATCGCATCTTCTTGTGTAGAGAATTCTTTGGTTGGGCCACAATCTAAATCTAAAAAGAAAGACTTGACGTTCTTTACATTGTCTACCTTACGTGAGTTGTTTTCGTTAAATGTAGATAAGGCAAAATAAACATTAAACCCCTGATTATCTAATGCGGTTGCATCGTCAAGAAGTGCATCGACGGAGGTAAAAAACTTCTGAACTCTCCTATCTGTACGAGTGTTTGTAGCGAAAATACAATATAGTCCATCCTCTGCTAGGGCTTTTTCTAAAAATATTTTTGTTTCCATAGCTGTCTCAAAACTGAAAGTGACCACGGCAGGGGTAGGTATCCACCCTTTTCGACAATGCTAGCCGTGGTATTAAGAGTATATGCCCCTAGGTACAGGAGCGTGACTTTACCCTAAATTAATCGTCCCAATTAGCAACTAACGCACTAAGATCGACCTCATCTTTAGGTGCGGCGGTTTTGGACTTCACTTTCTTTTTCGGTACATCTATAACTTCAGCAGCATCTGGCACTGCTTCCAGTATAGCTTCTACAGCGGGTGAGGCTTCCGGTGCTTCTTCAAAAACTATGGTAGGTGTAACTTCTTCTGTAGAGTCAAACCCCTCTGATGTTTTCCCAAAAGGAGAACCAGATTCAAATTCACCGTCAGTAGACTCAAAAGGAGATGCTGACACAAAAGGCTTATAGGTTAAAACTTGTACTGCGCGTATCCGCAACGATACCCCCGTACCAATTGAGTCACCGCCGTTATAAGGTACAAACTCTACGAACAAGTTAGCAATACTACCAGAGGTTAATTGAAAGCCTTCCTCCAACGGATTGTTCTTAGCATCGTAGTGCTTTGGTGCACGTGTTGCTTGCGTGCCGTCAAAAGATCCTTTTAGATTACATTTTCCAACATAATCCTCTCCATTTCTATTAAAAGGCATAGGGATCTTATCAGGCCAACTATCCTGACGTGCGGTATGGTAAGCGAGAGCCATCTTCTCCATAAGTTTTTTTGCTGTTTCTGCGCCCATTACGAAACTAGTCTCGTACTTAGCGTTTTTTTCCAAAGGCCCACAAGGAACACTTCTTCCTTCACCATTGTCAAACCTATAAGGCTGATCTAGACGTGGGTATAAAACTTCAACTTTCTCTATGAGGTAACTCATATTTTTCTCCATTAATTATCAATTGTGAAACCGTCAGTTACTGCGAATGGGGATTCACTTATATCTTCTACAGGGACGACATTTAGTGTTAACGCCTTAGTAGTATCCTCATGCTCCATCATTCGTTTGACCGTCTCTAGCTCCTGCTCTTCTAAAGGTCGTACTGGCCTGAAGAAAAGTTTTGGTGTGCTGCTTCCAGTATCAAAATAGATGTTTGTCACTAGAGCAACGAAAGGCGTTTCCCTCGCCTCAAGGTATCGTGCATATGCACGAAGGGGCATATCCCCTTGTACTGCATCCCCAAAAATAGAAGTAGGAGGTAGTTGTAACTGATAAACTGTTTCCAGATCATCTTCCAGAACAAAAGCTATACGCTGTACAAACCTACAAGCCCGTCCTGTACCCCTTCCTGAACCTCTAATATTTTGAGTACAATCTATACAACGCCCTGATTGGCGTTGGTCTTCCGGTACATCTAACGAAGGTACTTCCGTATCCCCTGACCAACAAGTAGGTTTTGCTACAGTCTCGGAACTATATGCGTCTTGATAGTAGATCCTTGATACAAAGGCCACGCCTACGATCACTACCGATAACTTAGTTAGTCCATGACTATCGGGTATACCCCTGAAAGTCTTTTCGCGAATACTAATTCTATTCATAGATCAGTATCTAGATCAGGAACTCCATCAGACTCAGGACTTACATCGCCCCATGTCCCAATGTTGTCCTCTGTTAGAAGCCTACCATCAGTACCATCGTTCGGGAGAGGTGACAGTTTTTCGATAGTATCAGGGTCACTATTAGCCTGTAAGAAATTATCCCACGGCTCCTCTTCACCTTGATCTGATAAAAGTGCGGCTTCAACCGCCGCAAGATTAAACCTGTACGTCTGTTGAATATGCACGTAGGTATCTTTGGGGATCTTACCTTGGCTTACCCAAGTACGGATTAGCCTTTCCGACACCTTAAAGTGATCAGCTACTCCTTTGACATTAACAAACTCAGTTGTCATAACTATTTTTTCCTTACTGAAATGGTATAAGTAGAATTAGAGTTCAATCCTTTCGGAAGTAACTCAGGGTTTTCTTCTAGAAACTCTCGCATGTGTTTCTGGTTAATGCGCTTATCCAACAACGAGGGTTCTGCATGTTTTAGTATGAACGCGTGCATTTGTTCCCAATCGTTAGTCCAATAAGTTTGCTTAATCGTCCGATAAAATAGACCTTCTGAAGTTCTAACACTGTCTACACCATGTTCCTTACAGTGCGCCAGTAGAGCCGCTTTAACCGCATCAAGATTTTCCACGAGAACAGAATCTTCTGCCTCATAATCCTTCTTAATCTCAGAACGGCGATCACGAATTTTCACATACGTCTTGACTAATTTATCTAAAGAAACCTCTGGAAGAGGTTCATCCTGTGTAGCGGTATTACTCATTTCGATCTCCTCAACTTATCGAATGACAGACTATAATGAATCATAATGAACTATGCAAGTATATCGTTGTATAAATCTATCATCTTTGTATGTATGTTGATTTTACTGTCTAACATAGCGTAAACACGTTTTTCTATGGCCGATCCTTGCAGTTGTACCACGGTACACTTGTGATCTTGTCCTGATCTATGCACCCGTGCGTTAGCTTGCGCGTAAGTTTCTAACGAACTAGTTGGCCCCCACCAGACCACGGTGTTAGCCGCAGTAAGTGTTACTCCATGTGCAGCAGCTTGAGGTTGAATAACCAACACTCTAGGGTCATCATTATTTTGAAACCGCCTAAAAATTTCAGTACGTTTAGGTGCAGTGACATCCCCACGAATCACTTCAGCGGTTATACCCTCCCCCATTAACTTGTCTACGAGTATGTCGATAACGTGTTTAAAAGGTACAAAGACTAATACTTTCTTGCTAGATTCATCTATAACCTCACGTAAAACTTTGTATCGGTGCGAGATATCGAACTCTAGCGTGTCTCCAGTATCGGTATAGACTGCACCACAAGATATTTGCAGTAGCTTATTCATGGCAACCGCAGCGTTAGCCGCGCTAACCTGATCTCCAGCAGCGTCCATCACTAACTTATCTCTTAACAACTTATAGTATTTGTTTTGTTGTCTCGTTAATTCTACTTCCCGTTTGACGTAAATCATTGGAGGAAGATCCAAACACTCATCTTTGGTGTAACGAATTGCGGGTTGTAGCACTTGATACACAGTTTCGGTTGCGTCTGGTTTTGGAACCCACCTAAAATTGGTCACTTTTGTCATAACCCGATCTCTAAACGCCCCTGCAAATCTAGGTACAGCGGCTGGATTAACCAATCTGGCTAATCCGAAAGCATCTACTGGGCTTTGCGCGGCGGGAGTTCCGGTCATCATCCATAGCCACGGTTCTGAATCCATAAGACGTTTAAGGGTTTTCCATCGTTTAGTTTGTGCGTTCTTGTAATGCGTTGCTTCATCTACAATGATTAAGTCAAACCCCCCTTTTGCTATAACCTCTTCTACAATGTTTACCCCATCGTAATTTATAACCACATAATCAGCGTCACTCTCAATAACTTGTGTTCGTTTATTTTTAGACCCATAAGCCACGCCTACCTTA